CCAATAAGCTGCAGACATTTTGCCTTTGGAAATATTTTTTGCGTGCCTTGAGGCAAATGCTTTTCTCTGACCGACTGTCTGATTAGTTTTTACACCCTGCTGGCCAAAACGAATAGTCTTAACTTGATCCCCCTGCTTTGCTACGACTATGTGAGACTTAGTTGGATGACTAGGTGTTCTTTTTGGTTTATTATAGCCACTGACTCCAGCCCTTGTTAAACGTGGATCTTTTTTAGCTGCCATTACTTTTTCTTTCTACGCTTTTTATTTTTTAAAACAGGACCATTAGATTTTTGATTGTTGGTGCCCATTCTTGGTCCACTAATGTAGATGAACTTTTTAAAAGCCATTACTTATTCTTGTTTTTTGTCCAATGACTGGAGTAATGACCACCAGTTTTCTTAGTGTCAATTACATTCATTACAGAATCTTTTAATAATTTATAATAACTTTTTTCGGAAGAAGTCTTACTTCCCCAACCTTTATCAGCCATGATACCACCTTATTGTAGGATAAAAAAAAAGACTAGCTATATAGTAACATTTTTGCTACCATATAACTAGTCTTTATAACTATATAAGTATTATTTATATAGTTTTCTTCTGCTTTGGCGCAGGTGAAGCTTTCTTGGCTGCAGGCTTTTTTCCTGCAGCGCTCTTTTGACCCTTTGGTTTACCAGGCTTCTTGGCAATAGGGGTCTTGTCTAGACAGGTTTCAGTATCAGATTGAACCTTTTTGTCATCTAGATCATGGCTGCCAAGCTTTGGCTTCTCAAACGTAATCACTGGCTCTGCAATTGAGTTAACAGATGTGGTTGGCTTAGTCTGAAAAACAGGGGCTGGCGACTGCTTCTTTTTTGTAAATAATATTTTTCTTGCAAGCTTTTTAATTAGTTTCATTTTTTCTCCTGTTACTTTGTACCTTGCTGTGATTCTTTAATGAGCATGTAACGCTCACCAGTCTCTTTTGAAGCCAAAGAAAAGCCGTAAGCAACAGCTTCTTCAACTGCAGCCGTAAGAGCCTCTTTGTCAACAAAAGAAACACCATGCAAAGGTATAGTAACCCCTGCATAGACATCAATATTTTCAAAATTTCCAATATTGATTTTTCTATTTACCCCACATATTACTATGGGAGAGCTTGTTAAAGAAATTTCGTTACTCAAAAGATTAACCACCTGATCTAGAGGGGAGTCAGTAGACTGCTCCATTGCTGTTTTAGTTATTTTAGGCATATACGTTTATGAATCCATTAATTATTTCTAAGGTTTTAGCAGACTGTTGCTCTATCGACATATTGTCTGTGTCAATTATAGCAGAAGCTAACTCTTTTACCAAGTCACATTCTTTTTCTGATTTATGAGATGCCTGAGCCTCTGTCATCAATAGCCCGTCTCGCTTCATCATTCTTTGATTTCTCGTTTCATCTGACGCATCAAAATATATCACTAGTCCATTCGGTTGACTTAATATCTTTTTTGCTTCATTTTCAAAACGAACATCAGAAATGATTATTCCAACTGGAAGTTCATCATCCTCGTAGGCTGCAGAAGAAATTATTGATCTATACATTTTTACCGACTTATAAATAGCCCATTTAGCGAAGCACTCGGGATCGTATAACCGACATAGATCTCCAGCTTTTTGAAGAAAACTTCTTGGCTTCAATGGCTCCTGTTCTATTGGCAAGAAATACATCTGCTCAACTAAGTCGGTAAAATGCTTGTAATCAGGTATATTACCTAGAGCATTACCGCCAAATAGATCAAATAAAACCTGGTGAATAGAAAATAGCTGTCGGTCTTTTTGACGAAGACCTAATGTTGTTCTTTTGATTGAAGCTATCTCATATAATGGCAGAGTAAAAAATATGTGATCCCATATAATAGAGTTATTAACAGGATTAATAGACGCCTTAGGAACTATGCTTTCTGCTACGGAAGTTTTACCACTAGCAGCTTTACCTGCTAGGCCAATAATTAATGGATATTCTTTGTGATATTTTTTTTCTATATTCATAACAATCTATTATAGCATTCGGCTCTTACTCATGTGATCTTTTCTTATTTCTAATTCATCCAAAAAAGTATTAGCCAGTGCATCGGGTTCCCAAACAAAAGATCTATCTACTTGTACTATTCTGAAATTAAATTCAGATCTGATCTCTTCTATTGTCATCAATAGGGGTATTAACGCAGAACTCTTGCATTTCCATTTTCCATTAACTTGATTAGCAACAACAGATGAATCTGTATAGATAATTGGGTCTATCAAATCAGCCATTGAACATATCAGCAATCCGGCTATTACGGCTTCATATTCTGCCTCGTTATTTGTTCTAGGCCCAAGACCTCTAGCAAACTGTGCAACTTTTTTTCTATTTTTATAGACAACTGCTGAGCATGCTGCCTCACCAATTTTTTTTTGACCCTGACCCCTAGATGCTCCATCGCAAAAAACTTCCACATTCATAAATAATACCAATCTATAAAATTTTTAATGTGGTGTGTTAGTTAATTTTAACATTAAATTCTATTCCAAGCCTTTGTGCTGTTTCTATAACCTTTTTTTCAGTGGTTGAAGATACTTGAATAGTTTTATTTAAAAGATATCTAATACCTTTGTATTCTACTTGAGTAGGGAAATTAAGATCTTTTTTTATTTCAGAATAAAATTCATTTGATGAATTAACACTTTTATAGTAACCAATAAACATATAATCCCTTTTCTAATATGTACTAAAATCAGATTCCAGATAAGAACCCTTATCTTCTCTGTATGACGCTATCTGCATAGATTGGATTTTATCCATTAATTTTCTTGCAGACTCTGATGCTATTCTTGCAGAAGTTTCCATAGCTTCTGCCAAGTTTACAATTGCCTCACATGTCACTAATGCTGAATATTCATTTTCAGCCGCTTCCATAGCTGACGCTTCTCTTTCAGCTTCATTTTTCCCAACTCTGTTAGATTTGTAAACCTTTTTATATGTACCCTCTATTATCTTATATTGCGCTCTTGCCATGCCAGCAAAACGTGCAGCACGGCCGTAAACATTTGAAGTTCTTGCTACTAAAGAAGCTATTTTATCAATGCCTAAGTCAACAATATCCGTTTCTGGTATTTCAACAAAATATTTATTATTATCTTTATTTTCAATGTAGGCGTCAATTACCTCTTTTAGTTGCGGTCCAAGAAAGTCTTTAAGCATTTCTTGAAGCTTTTCAATTGATTGCTGATTCACTTGTTGTGCTCCATTTTGATTAGTTGACTATATTCCTGTAGATCTAATTCCAATACTAGATCTTTTACTTTATTTCTTATTCGGGATAAATTTTCTCTAACAGTATTTGGATGCTCATTAACCTTTAAAGATATTTGACTAGATCTTTGGTTATCAATATATCTCCATTTCAAAAGCTGCCTTTCCTGAACAGTAAGTCTATCAAAAGGTGGTGCGGTTTTGTCGCCCAAAACCCAGAATTCATCAATCTTATCGGTACACAACAATTGTTCTATTGTGTATTCAACCGGATCTGCCTTAAATCCAACAACAAAGTTTTCATCACTTTCATCATGAGTGGCGTCATCATCTAGTAATGGAAATGTTTTTCTCCCTAATTGATCAATCAAGAATGTGTCTACATTCTTTTTTAGAAGATAAAAGAAATAACTATATAAAAATCCGCTAAAGGGAATTGGACCCTTTTCTGAATCTTTTCTTTGATACCTGGTTATGCATTGAAAGAACGTTAGATTGACCGTTTGTCTAACATCTTCTTCGTCACAATATCTTTTAATCATATAGTGAATGCCCCTCATAGCTTCGTTTACTGCTTTTAAATTAGATCCACTAATTTTGTTTTTCATTACTGCGTATCGAACATATGAATCTTTAATAAATAAAGAAACAAACCTGCGTATGTCATAGTCGTTTAAATTAAATTTTCCATAATAAAGAAGAGATGTGTATTTTGTTAAAAAGTTATTAAAAACTTTTAGCAGTTCCTGTTGATCTTTTTGAATTCCTTTTTTAGCCTTTTCTATTAGAAGCTGCATTTCTTCTTCTTCTAGAGAATAATATTGTTCTTTATAACTACTCATTTTTTGCCTTCCCAATTTACAAGATACTGACTATAAAAATCTTTTATATCTTCGTAGAAAACAACCTTAGGTACTTCTATCTCTGCCATGAAATTTTTAGCATCGTTTGAGTATCTGCTAATTACGCAGGTCGTTCTTTCGAATTCGTCAGGATAATATCTTTTAAATCTTTTTAGTTTAATTTTACTTTTATCGTCTAGATAACCTTTTACTTCAACCCACTCATTATTCCTTTTGAGCAAAAAGTCTGGCGTATAGCCTTTAGTTCCTCTTTTGATTGGAAAAGAAAATACTGTAGGTTCGAATTCAAATTCTATTTTATAGATTTTTAAAATCCTAACAAAATTAGCTTCCCAACTAGATCTAACATTAAGATCAATGTCTTTCCTGTAACCAGTCTTTGTATACTGATAAGCATTGCCCTTTTTGCGAGTAATGACTCCATCATTTTCAATAATGTCTTTATCTATTTGACGATTCCTGATGTTATTAAAATTTGGTTGTTTTTTAAAGGAAGATTTCTCTAGAAAAAACTCTTCTGGCTTGACAACATGCAGTTCCATTGTGATATCCTTAATGCTCTAAACGTAACTATATTATACAACAAAAAATAAAAAAAAACAAAATATGTAACACGAGTTGCATATTCGACAAAGAAAAGGTATAATATTCAACATGAACACTTTAACAACAATCATAACCAGCATCAACGAAACAATCAATAAGAACGTAATTGACAACCTTATTGACCTAGACTTTGGATCTGAGGAAGCCACTAAAATGGTTACCCAGTTTGAAGACTTTGATCTTTTTGTTGATGTAGAAAATAACCCTGTTAATAATTTCTGATTATTAATTAAACAATAAAGAAATTGGGCCAGTTTATCTGGCCCTTTTTCTTTATCTAAAATTATTCTTTTTATTTCTAAAAACACCAGTACCACAGACTCCACTGGCAGCGTGGTCGCAGTAACTGCATATACGAACATTATTTGTTGGAAGAAAATTTTTGTCTTCAATAATATTATTAATTGAAGACAGCAAGTTCATTTTTACCAAATCAATATCTTCAGCTGTAAAAAGATGACCCTTTTTTTTACCAGATCTAAGATAGTATAGTTCTGCATAAATCTCTTTTTCTGGGAATATATTATGCATTGCGAGAGCGTATATGCCTAGCTGTAAATTGTTCGCTACATCTTTTTGTGCAACTTCCCATTTTCCAGTTTTATAATCAGTAATATGTATCCTATTATGTAGAATATCTACCCTATCTATAAAGCCGATAATTTTATATATGCCAAGTATAAAATTAAAACTCATTTCTTTTTCATATATATTAAATTTCTTGTCAATATGCTGATCATAGAAATCATCTATGATGGTAGATCCTACAGAAATTAAATCCGAAGGAATTAAATTATCTGGATCCCATATTGGAATATTTTTTTCATATTCATTTTTTAATTCAGATATATCCAAAGTTTTATCATTATCTAAAACATTTTCTAGAACAGCGTGAACGATATTACCCAAGACAGCTGGAGCGTTGAACTGATGAGGTTCTTTTATTATATATGAATAAAAATATTTTGCTGGACACTGGGCGTAGGTGTCAACTCGTGAGTAAGAAAAATCAACTACTGCTAACTTTTGTAAATTATCTAAATTATCATAATTTTTAATTAAAATAGAACTCAAAAATAACTCCTATCAATCATTATCTGGATCATATATGAGTACTCCATTTTCATCATACTCCTTGCCAGATTCATCAATAGTATGTCCAGTATATTTGTTTTTATATCCACCCTTTTTTATCGGAACCCAACCAGATTCCCCCAACTCCATAAAATCATCTTCTTCATATGGCCACATCTTGTCCTCCTATAGAAACCTTTACTTCTGTAAATTCATCTGCATTAAGATAATAACCAACGACTGTATACAAATCTCTTAACTCTTTTTGTGTTAGATAAAAGCCTACACAAGTACATTGTAAAAATAATTTATCATCATAGTTATAAACAGAATCTGCATACTCTGTTAGTTTAATATTTCCTTTTTGAACAACTGCCGGTAAACTGCCACTCATGTAATTCTCCTAATAATAAGTAATTGGATCCCAAGTTGGATCATTTAATTTTTCTCTCATATCCTTAACGTATGCGTTCCAGTCTCTTTCATCTTCTGACTTTTTTTCATACTTAACTTCACTCTTAAATGGATTAGACTTAAATCTAGTCATAACCAATCTTCCCTGTTGAGTTTTCCAACGAAGAATTCCGTTTTTGCAATCGCAAAAATCTTCGTTATCTGTTTTTATATTTAAATTTGGATCATATCTACCAGAACATTGATTACATCTAGTATATCTACCCTTATCTTGGCACCTATTGCACGACGGACAAAATACCCAACACCATTTATCTGTTGGATTTACAGAAGGTTTATCCGATGACATTACTGTCCTCCAATTCAATTAATTGTCTAATAACTTTTTCCATAGAATGTGTAGTTTCTTGTTTAAATTTAAATGTTATTTTGTGATGACCATTATCCATCTTAAGGAATACTGGTCTATCACCTTTATGATCGTTAATTATATCACATATTTTTTCAATTGTTAATGGAGATATATTTTTATTAACGTCAACAACAATTGATTTACCGACTAAAAATAAATGAGAATCAATTTTTTCTAAAGAATTAAAAAATATTTTTGGAATTGAATTCTCTTCATCGCCTTCTTTTGTAAGTGATCCATTAACAATGACTATATTGCCTTTAGCTATATCTAGTTCAGAAATATTTTTTGCGCTTTGCGGGAAAACAATTATCTCTATATCTGAAGAAATATCTTCTAATATAAATTTATACATTTTATGACCTTTTTTAGTTGTCATAATCTTGGATGAAGTTATAATTCCACCAATTTTTACATTAGAACCAACATCGCGCTCATTTAAATCTATTATTTCACAATCTATTTTAGTAAATAAAACATCCCACACCCCCATAATAGGATGATTCGTTACATAAATACCTAGTTCTTCCTTTTCCTTTTCAAGGCATTGTAGTTCTTCCAGTCTATTAAACCCCTTTTCTTCGACGCTAATTAAGTCATCAAAAGCCCCTGCATGGGCGAGATGTTCTAGGGTAGATTTCTTTAAGATAATAGGATCACATCTTTTAAAAAAGTCATAAATGCTAGTGTATGGTTTACTGATATCTCTACACTGAATTATTGCTTCAGCTATTGCTGACCCTATACCATTAATGGCAGATAAGCCAAAAATAATTGAATTATCATTAATGACTTCAAAATCTATTCCAGAATAATTGATAGATGGGGTAACAACATTTATGCCTAATTTTCTACAATCAGATAGATAAAAAGCTTGCTTATCTTTATTGCCAACTACAGAAGACATTAATGCTGCCATATACTCAACCGTGTAATTAGTTTTAAGATAAGCTGTTACATAACTAATCATTGCGTAGCTTGCGGCGTGTGCCCTATTGAATCCGTAGCCACCAAAATACTCGATATCTGAAAATATCTTATTAGCTAATTTTTCATCTATGTTAGATTTTTCAATGCATCCGTTGACAAATTTTGATCGCATATTTGCAATCTTGTCCATTAATTTTTTGCCTATTACTTTACGTAAATCATCTGCTTCTGC